TCTTTGGGACATGGAAAGAGAGAAGGTTTCAACGGAATTATTGAATATCATGGACGAAATGCAGAAGGCACTCTTGGCCGCAGATAGGGGTGAGCCAGGGGAGAATGTTCCAAGCGAACCCGTCTAAAGGGTGGACGGGATAGGGGGTGCAAATGATTGAAATAAATGGCAGGCAATATCCTTTGTGGAGTCAATTTGTAGAAAGAAAAGATGAATGGATAGGGGGGATTCTCGAAGAAATCAGAGATTCATCCCCCATGATGTTTGATGTGGGAAGTAATCCAATGACAGAAATTACCGATATAACCCTTTTGCCAAATGGTTCCGAATCTGCCATGTTTAATGTAGAAGGTGAATTGTTCTCATGTGGTGGGGATGTTAGTTGCGTTGGTATTGTTGGTGGTGAAAAAGGGTGGATAACACTTTCGGGGTACGGAGGCCATACGTGGCGTATTAAACAAAAGAAACCATGCAATACATAGGCTAATGTTGGGCCTGATAGGAGGTTAAATGGTAATCGATTATATCAAGGGGGCGAAGGCGGACATTGAAACGGCTATCGAGAAACTTGAGAAATTCATAGCCCAGGCCGATCCTCAGAATGAGGATGCAGAGACAACCCTTAACGCAATTGATTACATCAGGAATGAGCTTCAAAATTTCTGGGATGAACACCAAGGCGTGTTCCATGAAATCATAGGAAATTGAGGACGATGATAACGAATATCGAAGGGAATTAGGAAGGCTGAAATGACGAACGAAGAGCAGATTTTAAAAGATGCAATGATAATGGCCCTCCGCCTGCTCGGGGAGGATGAGGACACCTTTAGCCCTGAGTGCCGAGAGGTAATGAATAGGTGGCGTCCTGTTGCCATGAAATACTTCAGGGAGGAATGTGGCAAATGATAGAGACATTATGCGAGCAGTGTAATCAGGCTGAGTACTCTTGGCATGGGCCTATAAGAACCCGCTATGAGCCCCGTAATCAGGCTAAGGCTGCATTCCGGGGGAACTCTAAGGCCAACCATGCCGTGACATCGTTTCTATGTTCACAATGCACTATAAACCTTTTGAAGAGAGGGAGGGCAAGTGATGAGTGATAAAGAAGTCGTGAGATATGAGAAGGCGTTGGCTGAGTATTCTATTACGCCGGCCAAAGTTCAGGAAATGGCGAAGGAATATGAATCGCTTCATGTTGTACCGGGGGACATTAAATCCTACAAAGCCGTCCATGCTGCAAAAATGGTTCTTACGAGGGTTAGGACAGGCGTAGATAAGAGACGGAAAAAATTAGGGGTTGATGCCTATGCCTGGATTAAAACCAAAGATGGGGCTGCTAAGGACCTCTTAGAGCCTATTATTCCCCTGGAGGATCGCTTCAAATCGGAACTGTCCGCCGAGGATGCCCGGATTGAGAAGATTGAAACGGATCGGGTTCAGGCTATCCGGGATAAGATTGAAGAAATCAAGAACTATCCCATCAAGAATATCAACAACCGGGAAGCCAGCCTTATAAATGCTCTTATAAATCAACTGTTTTGTTTGGAAATCACACCGGAAGAGTATCAAGAGTTCGAGGCTGAAGCTATCCAAGAAAAAGAAGATGCTCTGGAGCTTTTAAGTCAGCAACATGCAGATCGGATTAAATTCGAGCAAGAAGAGGCCGATCGGAAAGCCGAATCTGAAAGGCTTGAAAAGGTTCGCCAGGAACAGAAGGCCGAGGCCGCCCGGTTGAAGGCCATTGCAGATGAGCAGGAGGCTGCCCGGAAAGCTCAAGAAGAGGCCGCCCGGAAAGAACGTGAAGCCATTGAGGAAGAAAAGCGCGCGATCCAGGCCGAGAGGGATAAGATTGAGGCGGCACAAAAGAAGATTTTGGCGGACTTTACGGAAGCTGAAAAACAAAAGGACCGGCAAGCCTTCGAGAAGCAGGCACTTTTAGATGCCCGGATCAAGGCCGAGGAGGATGCCGAGGCGCAGGCCAAAAGGAAAGAGAGTGCCCGGATTGCTAAAGCAGAGGCCGAGAAAGCAGAAAAGGCACGTCAAGAAGCATTGAGGCCGGATAAGGAAAAACTGTTTTCCCTGGCAAATGATTTAAATGATATCGGGCTACCTCATGTTTCATCAAGGGAAGCCAAGGAAATTATGGTATGGTTATCTGATGAACTTGATGATTTATTAAAACTTTTGAGGCAAAAAGCGGAGGCCCTTTAATGCCGTATTTGGAATTTGAGGTATGGTGTAGCTGCGGTAATGGCCTTTGCAGTCAAACGAAGGATGTAAAGGGTGGCGTAGAGGTCGAACCGTGTGAAAGGTGTTTGGATAAGGCAAGGGATGAGGGTTATGACAAAGGGTATAGCGAAGGTTACAAAGAAGGCCAAGAATCAATGAAGGAGGATTGAAATGGAAGAACAAGCGAAATACGAAGTGTTGAATGTGGAGGTTGAAAGCAAGCCGTCTGACATGATACTTGCGGCGGTAAAGAGTGGCGCCGACCTCGACAAGCTGGAAAGGCTTTTGGCGCTTCAGATTAAGTGGGAAGAGAACGAGGCTAAGAAAGCCTATCATTTGGCTATGACAAAGTTCAAGGAAAATGCCCCGGATATTGAGAAGGATAAAAAGGTATCCTTTCCAGCAGGAGGGAAAACGACCGAATACAGCCATGCTTCCCTTGCCAACGTAACCCGGAAGATAAACAAGGGATTGAGCGGGCACGGCCTTTCTGCCTCATGGACGACAACCCAAACTAACGGGTCCGTCACCGTGACTTGCAAAATCACCCACTCCCAGGGACACTCCGAGGAAACCAGCCTCACGGCCTCCCCAGACACGTCAGGATCGAAGAACGCAATCCAGGCCATAGGAAGTACCATATCGTACCTGGAAAGGTATACTCTTCTGGCCTTGACCGGGCTTGCCACATCGGATATGGATAATGATGGGCGAACCGAAGAGATTAAATACATCTCCGATACCCAAAAGTCAACCATCGTAGATATGATCCAGGACACCGGAACCGATGAAGCCAAGTTTCTGGCCTACCTTAAGGTGGATGCCATTGAGCTTATCCCGGAAAAGCAGTTCAACCAGGCAATGGTGGCGCTGAAGGCTAAGAAATCGAAGGGACAGAAGAAAGAGAGGGTCCCTGGGGAGGATGGATAATGTCTATTTTTGAAACGTCGATAGTCCAAGGGTCCCCGGAATGGTTTACAGAGAAATTAGGAAAACCCAGTGCAAGCAACATGTCCAGAATTATTACCCCAATGGGTAAACCGGCCAAGTCTGAATCCTATTTATGGGAACTTGCAGCGGAAAGGATTTCTGGTATCCAAGCACCATCATATCAATCAAAAGCAATGGAAATGGGTATTGAAAAAGAGGACTCAAGTAGATCATTATATGAAATGATATATGATGTACAAGTTGAACAAGTTGGCATGATATACCAAGATAAAGATAAGGAATTTCTTTGTAGCCCGGACGGGATTATAAACAGAGAATATGGTCTTGAATTAAAAAATGTTCTCCCTAAAACACAAGTTGGCTATTTATTGGCAGGCGTTCTCCCATATGACTATATCGTTCAAGTTCAAGCATCCTTATTCATATCGAGCTTTAATAGATGGGATTTTTTTTCTGTTGCAGATGGCCTTCCCCCATTCATTTTAAAAACTACCCGAAACAATTCCTTCATATCCCGGCTGAAGGCACTCCTTGACGACTTCTGCGATGAGTTGGACGCCGTGACGGACAGGCTGAGGGCTTTACAATGAAAGGAGATAAAAATGCTGATCTATGACTGTGAGATTATTAAGGCTATTGAGGATAAGAAACACCCCAAACAAACCGGAATTGAGTATTGCAAGGGATGGCAGGATCATGAAAACATGGGAATATCCTGTGTGTGTTGTTATGATTATCAATCCGATAGATACCGAGTGTTCTTGGAAGATAAGGGCTGGGATCTGCTTCAGTCCCTTTTTGACAATAACAATGGGCCATTGATAGGATTCAATAATATTGGGTTCGATAATAAGCTGCTTCGGGCGAATGGAGTTCTGGTTGATGATAAAAAATGCTATGACATCCTTCAACAACTTTGGGTTGCGGATGGTCTCGCTCCTGAGTTCCATTATCCATCACATATTGGATATAGCCTTGATGCTCTCTTATCGGTCAATTTTCCGAATCTTCAGAAATCAGGTCATGGTGCATTAGCTCCTGTCCTCTGGCAACAAGGAATGATA